TATCTTACATATCCATCTTTATAAATAAATCTTATCATGTTTTGTTTTTTATTCATTAAATAATATTCCCATTAATTTATCAGTTCCGCCTTTTCCTGAAATCAAACCCACCCGGAATAATGTTCGGCTTTACAACTGGCTGAGGTCTCAGCATTTGTAATAGCGTTGATAAATTTAAAGTCATAATCGCAAGATTGTGTAATATCATTCTTAATGGGTCTTCGTTCATCCATGCTTTGCCTTCTTCTGTCCCAACCCAATCTAAATATTCATTTTCCTTTACATGGTCTGGCGGTTTCGGCGTAAAAATTAACATTGGTTTTTGCTGTGTTGTATTTGGCATGATTTCTCCTTTGTTTGATCTTTGTTACTTTATAAAATAATAATAATAAAACAATGCAATAAAAACAATAATAATTAATGCACTAATCTTGTTATCCCATGTTTGCAAACTTTTCATATCAATCCTTCCAGTTCTTCTGGTGTATATGGTTGATCGTAAGGGCTTGGCCGTGTCCAGGGAAGTTCTACAAATTGTTCTGGGAAATAAACAGGATCACGGTCGCAAAGGCAATTGTGAACTACAAAACCTTTAGCTATATAGCTTTCATCTTGATCAACCGATAGATTATATAATGCTACATGTTTTTTTGTATATTTGATGACATCGCAAATAATCATGTCGATAAATTCCCATGATCCCGCATGATTAGCTAACAATCTTTCAATCTGTTTCGGTGCTGTTTTCCAATTAGTTTTATCAAAATGTAAAACAGTATAACCAGCAAATTGCAATTCAAGATCACGTTGTAATTCTTTAGCTTCATCTTGATGCCAATGTTGGCCGTCATATTCTAAAATAATATTATGGGTTGGTAAAACAACATCCCCCCAACGAAAACCATAATTTGTTTCAATCTCCATATTTAAAATCGCATTACCATAATGTTCTTTTATTAATTCATACATACATCTTTGTGGATAAGAAATCCATTTATTTTTAGCCAATGTTTTCGCACCCTTAGACAAAGATTGCTTATAAAGTTCTGGATGCTCTCGACGCCATTTTAGAAATCCTTCTAATAAAATATTTCGTTCAGCTATCTGTTTTTTATTACGCTTAGATGTTTCCGAATCAATTTGTTTTGCTCTTTGAGGATTTTCCTTACGCCATTTTAATTGACGTTCCTTGTTAATGTTCGGATGTTCTTTATAATATTTACTTAACGATCTTCCTTGTTGTTTTTTTGTTTTATAATAGTGCTCTGGATTCTTTGTCTTCCATTCATCAAGAACCCGTTTAATAAATCCAGGATTATTTTTAATAAAATTATTTCTTACTTTTTTCAATTTTATTTTATGTGATTCACTATTCCATATAGGCTTAAGTGTTGTAATCATTTTATTGCGTGTTCTTATGTTATGCATGGGGTTATTAATTTTCTTATAATCACTAATTTTTTTTCTAATTTCAATTGTTTCACTATGGGGACGATCTGTCCACTTCTTCATTAGTTTTAATCTACATTGAGTAGAACAATATTTCATTCGATCCCCACGTGTTGTCCGCCAAGCAGAATATGGCAATAACTTTCCACAAACTATACAACGTGTTGCTAAAATCCTGATTTGATTTCCAACCTTAACTTTTCCCGCCTCAATCCATTTTCCGTTAAGCAATACGGGATGATTGGTTGTTATTTTAATATTAGTATTTGCTCCATGTTTTTTGATTGTTGGGGGATTAGTATATATTAACTCTACAAAAGGAATGTCTCTTTCTATATGCTTGTGTAATTGCGTTACTTTTTTAAATTTACCATTATGAGTTAAAACTAAATCACCTAATTTTACTTGATCTATTCTTACCCATCCATCGCAAGTATATATTTTTGTTGACCCTATATTACAAAACGGATGTGTAGCTTCGATTGGAGATGGTCCCGATCCGACTTTCCATATTTTCCCATCAAAATAACTGCATATATCACACGCATCCGAAGCTGCACTCCATCGTTCATAAGGAATGCCATATTTCCTAACGCTTGCATTAAATGCACCATTCAAAGCCAGTCCCGATTCGCTTCTTGTTAATCTGTTCCAGTACCACGCCTGCCCCTCACCGACTTTCTTATGAATCCACCTTGCCACTATGAGCGGATTCTGTCCCTCTTTGGACATTTGTCTTAAATATTTTTGTACTAACGGCCAGTACTCTCGGCCTAATTTTGTTTTGATTCGCTTTCCGCCTTGCGTGATAATGGCTCTCAAATATTGATTGTCAATAGTTGGATCATCAGATTGTTTTCTCAATCTTTGAATTTTATCAAACTGTTTTTCCAAGCCGATTGAAAAAGCTCGCAACATCCAATAAGGATAAGTCGCTTCCATTGCCGTAATTTCTTTTTTAGCAAGATCAGTTCCTATCAGCTCTTCGATCCATTCATCAAATTCCTGTTTGAGTAATCTGTCCATCATTGCAGTATATTTGAACTTGGATTCACCTGTTATATCCTGCTCAGTTTCAGTTAATATGGAATTGCGTACCGTTTCAATACCCGGTAACTGCAACACTCCGAGTATATTCTCTTCAACCTCAGTGACTTCACTCAAAAAATTATTAAAAAAGTCTTTATGGAGTTCTCTCATTTCTCGCCAGCGGTGAGGTCTTCTTGCAAGTCCTAATTCATGCAGACTTGGCGTGTCTGTTTTGTGATCGTGCAAAATCTCATCTTCAGGTATTCTTAATCCATCGGCTATTGAGATTACCCTTGCATCATATAACATGTCGCAGTCGTAATTCATTGTAAGTTATTCATAAGCAATCATAATCCAAAACAATAACATAACAAATATAAATATTAAAACTCCCATCATTGCTTTTTCCTTTTCGCTCTAAAATAAATAACCGTTATTCATATATTAATAATGCACCGATCAAAAGTATAAGTATTACACCAGATAACAACAACCCCTTCAATAGACCTAAACATAAAGTAAAAGCAATTAATATTGTACTGCAAATTAAAATAATTCCTATTCTCTTTTTAAACATTTTCTCTCCTCTGTTTCTTTTCTTCAAATATTATAACCGTTATACCTCGTTTGCCATCATAATAACGGTCTGTTCGTTCAAAGCCGATCTCTTCGATTTTGTCTATGATTTGATGTTCAAGGATTTCGTTATACGTCCCCTGAAATACTACATTTAATTTAGGTAATGCAATACTCATTACAGACCAATTTCAATGCGTACGGCCTGTGCGGAAGGGTCTATAAGTTGATACGAATGATATATATGTACTTCCTTGACTTCCATGCCTGTCATCGCTTCAAACTTATTAAAAGCCTTGCAAGCGGCTTCTTCAAGTTTGGCTTTCTTCTCTTTGATTTCTTCAATATTCATTTTTTTCCTCAGTCATTTATTGCATACCTTTGGGTGCATCATGCTGTGGCCCACCGTTCAACTTTTCTTCGGATTCCTCTCGAAGATCTTCCCCAGATAGAACAAATCTTTTCTTGTTAAGAATGACAACCCTACTTGTATCAAGCCATATACTATCATTTTTTAAGTTGTCATCTTTTGATTTTGGTGTGATACAAACTTGATCGCATCCCGTCAAATATGAACTTATTCCAGTAATTATTCCCTCGAAACCAGTAATACGATCTTGTACGGTTTTTCCCATAAATTTTTCTTTTACGTTTTCCATTTTTCTTTCTCCTTGGCTTGTGATTCTCTTGTTTCGTTTTCATTAATCTCGTTTTTCATTTTTTTCTCCCCTTGTGCTTTTAATCTTGTTTGTGGACAACGATCACACATATAATATTGATTGAAAAAAAATGGACGACCACATTCTTCACAAATCATGAAGTCAACTCCATCGGTATGTTGATCTTTGTTTTCTTGTTTTTTCCGTTATCTCGATCCCGCAAAAGAGTCAATGCCATTTCCTTGACAAACTGCCTTCCTTCATACTTCTTATACCAGCCCTTCGGCATTTTGCTTTTGACAATCCCTTCATTGATTAAATATGCCTCTGCTCCTTGTTCATCAATAAATTCATAACTCAGCATTTGAGCCACCGCTTCAATCAACTTCAAAACCCTTTGAGCGTCCAAAAATCCAGCCATTGCCTGTTCTTTTTCATCCATTAAATTAACTTCATCCCAGCGGACATCCCATTTCGCTCCTGCTTTGCCATTGAACAACAACGCCATATCTAAAGTTGGTCTAATGACTGAGGACTCAATCCTTGTACGTTCCCAGTTGACATTTGATACAATTAAATCATTCTGATCCTTTGACATGCGTTCGGTTGTAGACCATGACAATCCCAGCATGAACGGCGCAAGCCCTGAGCCGGCTACGATCTGTTCTAATGTTGTACGAACCGGTATTTCTTCTGTAATAACCGTGTCGCTTGATCCAAGTGTTTCAATCTTGATTGATCCGCCATATCCTATTGCCGCCGCTATATCGCCTGTTTTGCCCTCTCGTCTTACCTGCATGACTTGCTCTAAACGTGTGGCGAGTTGGTCTTTCATATCATTTACATCAGCGGCATCTTGATCAACACCGCCCGTAATTACTGTAATATATGTCGGATCTCCGATTCGCCATGCCTTGTTTTCCCAGCTTTTCTCCATACGTATCAATACCTGACCAACAAATGGTAGTCCGTACATCATCGAATAACCTTGTGGATTTCCGTCTCTTTGATCGAATGCTAAATAATTGATTCTGTCCTGATACTCAAAAGGTATCGGCTTCCAAGAGGTATGTTCTTTTTTGGCAAGCAACAGTTGACCTGTATCTTTGTCTTTGACAAAAGAAATATCCTCTGATCGTGCGAGCTTAACACCGTAAACATCATTCAGCATCCTGGTTAACACAATCTCAGACACACAAAAACCGGTCGTGAAAGTGGAATCTGCATTGGCGGCGATGTACGTATCCAAACCTTTAGCGAATTGATTTATTATACGAATATTATCTCTGTAATATTCAAGTACATCCTGTACTGCTTTGTTGCCATACGTCTCAAATTCAAATCCACCGAGCAGCTTAATTCTTTTCAGAATGGCCACATTGAGAAAAGGTATCGCTTCTCGCATAGTCCTAAAAAGCGTTATGTTGTGTTCAAGCGGATTGTACTTATTGAAAGTCTGCGCAAACGGATGATCGAAACCGTCCCTTATTTGCGGATTTGTCGGAACCGGCTCTGTTTTCGGTTTTTGTTTTCGGAATAAATTTGCGGGATTAAAGTCTCGTATATTCATTTAATGATCCACCATAGAAAAACCATTGCTTAGTCTCTTTGATATAAATGATTTTTTTGTCATTATGTTATATACGTCTG